TGTATGCGTAAATTATTCCGACTTTTTAGCCGTTACTTTACCACATAACAAGCAGTTTTTCGATAGGTACGTGGTAGTAACGGACACCAAAGACGAAAAAACACACAGTCTATGCGAGTTTTACAACGTCCAATGCATTCAGACCGATGTATTTTATGAAGATGGGTTTACGATCAATAAAGCCGCTGGCATTAACGAAGGGCTAAAGGCGTTAGACAAAGATGCATGGGTGGTTCATTTGGACGCTGATATATGGTTGCCGCCATTAACGAGAACCATATTAGACAATCTGAATTTGGATGAGGATTCTATTTACGGCATTGACCGTATGATGTGCCCCGATCACAAAGCATGGACGGAGTTTATTGAGCAGCCTAAACACACGCACCAGGGACATGTATTTATTTACCCCGACATTTTCCCGTTGGGCGTAAGAATCGCGGCGTACAAGTCAGATGGTTACCTTCCCATTGGATTCTTTCAGTTATGGCACCCGAACACATCAAACGTAAAAGAATACCCCGCTAAACACGGTGACATAGATAGGTCAGATGTGCTACATGCAAAGAACTGGCCGAGAAGTAAACGTGGGTTCTTACCTGAGATCATCGCTATTCACTTAGATAGTGAGGCTTTAGGGCATAACGATATGGGTAAAAACTGGAATGGCAGGAAAACAAAATTATTTGAATCACCAAAGTGGAGATAATGAAAAAGCTCATTTATATAATCATTGCGTTGATTGTTGGGTGTAGTCATGCTTTCGCTCAACAACAAATCGTTAAATATCCGGGCTACATTAGCTATTACAATCCCGACACACTTATTCCTGACAGTGTAATTTGGGTCGAAACAGCACATTCTAAAGTGGCAGACAGGGCAGCGGGGTTTCATTCTACAGGTGGCCGTATAAACCAAACGAAAGACTACGCTCATTCAGGATATGATATCGGTCATAATTGTGATGCCAGCGACGAAAATGGGAACGCTACAGACGAATACAACTCATTCGATTTTGTAAACACCTTTCCGCAACGCCCGAACTGTAACAGAATTACATGGCTTGCACTGGAAACTCAGGTCAGATTATTAGCGGCTACATACGGGCCTGTAAAGAACAAAGTGTATTGGATTGGTATATCGGGCCACATCGGAAAAGATAAGGTTACTGTGCCAACGCTATGCATTAAAGAGATTTGGTACAATGGCATTCACGAAAAATATGTCATGCCAAATAGCGATACCGTAAATCGGCATCCATATACCTACTACAAACAATAAAAATAAAAAAAGCGACCCCGGCCTGAGAATCGAGTCGCTATCTTTTAGAGTGGATTGCGGAACTAATATAATAAAAATTTCGCACCATGTCAGATAATATTGAAAAAAAAGTCATTGTCTCCATTGATTTAGCCAGTGACGAAGCTATTTCTAAAGTTGATATCCTAAAACAGCATATCAAAGAACTGAATTCATCTCTCAAGTCGAATAAAACAGTTCTAGTAGATGCCCAAGTTGCCGAAGCAAGTTTATCGGATGAACTTTCTAAGGTTACTCTTGACCACGCAAAGGTTAAAAAAGCCATTGACGATGCGAAATTAGCGCAAATTCAAGCCAATATAGCAACCAAAGAGGCCAAAAAGAACATGGTTGCGGCTAAGGGTTCGTATGATGAGGCGCAAAAAAGCCTCACAGCATTAGGCCGAGCGATCAAATCAGCAGAAGGGGGTTTTAATTCTACTAACCCCAAGATAAAAGAACAAATACAGCAATACAACAAGTTAAATGCAGAATTAAAGAAGTTCGACGCGCAAATGGGTAACCACCAGCGCAATGTAGGTAACTATGAAAGCGCGTTAGGTGGTCTTGGTGAAAGGTTAGGTTCGCTGATTCCGGGATTTAATGAAGCATCATCCGCTCTACAATCGGCAGCAAAGGGGTTTAATGCGATAAAGTCAGGCGGTCAGGCGGCGGCCCAGGGAGCCGCGGAAGCCGGTGCCGGCGCAGCCGAAGGAGCAGAGGGTTTATTAGGCATGGCTGGCGCCGCTGCTATACTGGTAGTTGGGTTAGCTGCGATCATTAAATACTTCGCTGACCTCACCCCTCATGCAGATATATTAGCCCAACGTTTTGCGTCAGTAAAAGGAGCGTTCCGTGCATTTATGGATGATCTCGGCGAGGGAACAAGCTTTAAAAAACTATTTGCCGACATGAAAGAGGTCGGACAGGAAGCCGCCAACCTTAAAATGCAGTTGCAGGACCTAACCCGCGCCCAGGCACAGGATGTTGTCGATGACGCCAAAGCAGACGCACAGGTAGCCGATTTGATGCTCAAAATGCGTAACAGGCGCAATACTCCCGAGCAAGAAAGGGCATATTTTAATGAAATTCAGAAAATATCAGTAGACAAGTATAAAGGGAACAAAGAATTAGCGGATAAAGAGTATGAATTAGCGATTAAGACCGCGACGAACAGTAAAAGGTTTACCGATCAGGAAATTGCCGATCTACGTCGTCTTGGTGTTGCTTATGCTATTCAATTGGACAAGCAAAAAGGTTTAGTGAATGGCGCCGACGATATTAAAGCCATTGTTGAGGCGCAGCGCAAACAGGTCGAAACCGAGCGCGAAATGGAAACCGTCCGCGACCGCGCACAAAACAGGCTCGATGCTTCGGACATGAAAGCCGAAGCCGCCGCAGAAAAAGCAAAGAACGACCTGATCGAAGCTAAACGCGCCGGTGAAGAAATAGAGAACGAGCGCAGAAACGCGATTGCTAAGATGCTTCAGGACGAAATGGAGGGCTTTGCAAGAGAGCTTTCCATGAACGACGAGCAATACCGGCAGAAGCTTTTCAAGTTACAGGACTTCATTAAAAAGCAGGAGCAGCTAAGAAACAAAACCAAATCTCCCGAGGCCAAAGCGCAGTTCACTAAGAACATTGCATCTGCTAACGCTTTGATGGGTACGGATAAAGACGAACACGCAGCCAATCAGGAGAAGTTAGTCACCGATTACTTTAAAAAACAGGCCGACCTTGTTCAAAAAGGACAGGATGAGTTAGCTCAGCTACAGATTGCCAACATTAGGGACGTTCAGTCGCGTGAGATTGCGGCGTTAGACCAGCAGCACGAAGTTGAAAGGCAAGCATACACCAAACAGCAAAACTTATTAAGCGAGGATATCGCCAAGATAAGTAAGAGCATCAAAACGGCTCACGGTGCTGAAAAAACGGCGTTACAAGATCATTTAAACCAGTTACTTGACCTGCAGGGTATCAATTATGATAAATCGTTGGCTGCTACTAAGAAATACGAGCATGACCGAGCGAAAATTATTAAAGATGCCGCAGATAGGGATGCAGAAGCAAGGTCTAAAACCAAAGTATTGCAACTAAGGTCGATAGAAGAAGATCATCCGACCCAAAAAAATAAACTTGCTTTATTAAATGCTGAAAAAGATGATGCAAAAAAAGAATATGACATAGCAGTCTCACAGGAGGGATTAACTAATGATGCTAAAACATACATGCATCAGCAATATTTAGATAAGATAAAAGCATTGGATTTAGCTTATAATGCCGACCGTGCAAGAAACATCTTACAATGGGAGCGAACCATTCAGGACGGCGCAACAAGCATCATTAAGAACGCCATCTCATCTAACGCCCAATACGCTGAAGCATCGCTTAACAGGCAAAGGACATTTGAGTTAAACAACCAGGCGTTAACCAAAACCCAACAAGCACAGGTTGAGGAACGGTTTAGAATTAAGCAGGGTCAGGAAAAGGTAAAGGAATTCCGGGCGAATCAAAAGCTTGCTATAGCCCAGGCACTCATAAACGGCGCACTTGCGATGACGAAAACAACGGCGAACGTGGGCTTTCCTTTGGCATTTGCTTTTGACCCGCTTGTTGCCGCGCAGACAGCTATAGAAATCGCCGCGATCGCCGCGCAGAAACCGCCAGCTTACGCGATAGGGGGTATTCATTCAGGAGATGGTTTGGTAAAAGGCCCCGGAACGGGAACAAGTGATTCGGTCAATGCTAAATTATCAAACGGAGAAGCCGTTATTAATGCTAAAAGCACGTCGATGTTCGCGCCGTTACTATCGGCCATCAACCAAGCGGGGGGCGGTGTTTCGTTTGATCTTAACAGCGCAAAACCACAATGGTTGGTGCCTCACTTCGCCTCGGGTGGTGTTTATACGCCGTCTTACGAAAACAACATAAGGCCGATTTCACCAATGCAAGGCCCTCAAAGGATGCACCCGGATGATATTAGTCAGTTAGGTGATATTATGATGAACGCGGTTTATAACATGCCTACCCCGGTGGTTGACGTGCGGGAAATCAACCACGCCCAGGGCGTAAGGGCAAACACATTAGCAAGAGTAGAACACTAATGAAGCAGAACATAAGATTATATATTGGTGATGACCTGGTTGATCTAAGCCCGGATTCCAGCCCCGTGTTAACGTTTCAGATCAATGACCTGGCGAATGTTTCCACCGCAAACGGAAACACCACCAACCAATTCTCGCTACCACCAACGCAGCGCAACCGCAGGATATTTGGTTTCCCTGATGTGATGCCGGCCACTACGAACGCACCCTATAAACCCTATCCTGCCAAACTGGTAATTGACGGGTTTGAAATCATGAACGGAATAGCCGAAATAAGGCAAGCGACGGACAAAGGAATAGAAGTGCAGGTTATCTCAGGCAATACCGACTTTTTCGATGCCTTGCCCGGCCAGATTTACGATATGGCGGATTCGACGTCCGTTTCCTCGGGTTATGGCACTAAACTTCTTTGGAGCGTGTATAACAACGACCCTAATCCCGCTAACAATGCGATTTGGGATGTTGACCACGCAGCAGATAGCCAAACCAAAACAAGCGGGTGGCTTTTTCCTATTGTTGATTACGGTGACATCCCGGCCAGTTTCCCGTTTCAGGGAGTTATCAATGTCAGGAACCAACGCCCGGCGTTTTTCCTTCATTCGGCCATTGATATTTTAATCCGGTCAACGGGTTATTCCGTAGACACCGACAGAAGTTCTTTAATGCGGGATCCGCTGTACCAAAAATTACTGATTCCTTTTTCAAATTCCGATTGGGAGCATTCTACGGACGTACAGAACAGTTTAAGCCCGGATGGGATGGCGACGGTACTTGGGACAAGCTTCGTGTTTAATATGGGCGACCCGTACAACCAACAAATTCCCTTCAATCAAAGGGTTTACGGCCCGGTTACGAAAAGCATCGAGGGAACCGTGGAGATAGTCTTTGGCAGAATAGATATGATCGGGCAAACAGGCGGAAGCCACCCCTCACAGATTACCTTCTCAATCAATATCGACCAGCCCGGACAGCCCACGATCTTTACCCAACTATCCGTAATGCTCGATGAAAAGGCCGTTTCGGTTGGTAGCGGGTTTAAATCGGAGTCGTTCTACAACCTGAAAATTGCTACCGATGTGTCTTTAGTTGCGGGAATGTCGATTACAAGTTCTTTCGGCGTTCAGGATTCCAACTTTACCTATTTCAGAATCTGGAGCGGGGCAACCTTTACATTCACACCAACGCAAACACATGTTCTTTGGGGGCAACCTTTCGAGTGCGAGCGGATACTTCCAGACATGGGGCAAAAGGACTTACTAAAAGACACCTTGCAACGGTTCGGGATGATCTGTCAAACGAACAATATCTTAAAGCAGATCACCTTTGCCAGCTTCAAAGATATCGCGGCGAATATCCCGAAAGCCAAAGACTGGAGCGATAAATGCCTCGATATGGGTAAGCAGACCAACTTTCAATTAGGCTCTTACCTGCAATACAATTGGATGCGCTACCAGTTTGACGACTCGGTGCCATTGGGTTACATGCCACGTTACTTCGCCGATGACGTGATCACCGTTAAAGACAGCACGTTAAGCCCCCAAAATCCTATTCAGGACTTGTTTCAAAGCCCGTTCGCGCCAACGATCAATCGTCCTTACATTAACGGCAGTATCGCCCGTATAGCCCCGCCAAACAGCACCGATAGTTACGCCGTAGGCAGTCAACCCCGAATATTAGTAGATCAGAAGGTTGATTTAAGGAATTTAGGCTTTAATCCTGACGGCACAGCTAAGACAGTGGTGTTCGCGGATAATGATATAGCCTATGCGACTTACACCCGAACGATCAACGGGATAATATCAGTCCCTTACTTCTACAAATCCGACGGCGAGTATAACCTTTGCTATTGCGACAAAGGCGGGCAAACCGGGTTAAGAAATAAATACTGGAAAGAGGCCGAACATATTTTGCAGCAATCAAAAAAAATTGTCAGGTTCTTTATGCTCACACCGAGGGATATATATGAACTTGATTTACTCACCCCGATTTATCTGAGGCAGGAAAATGCCTACTTCTATTTAAATAAGATCGATGCCTGGAAAAAGGGCTACCCTGTAAAAGTTGAACTTGTACGATTATAAGCATGGATATCAGAGTTGCAAATGCCCTTTTTGACGATGGTACGTTTTTAGAAATGTACAAAGCCGGGTTTATTACCTCAAAGGTGTTTACCTACCGGGAGATTTACTTATGGGTTGATGCCCAAATGAAAACGCGTAGCATATCCAAGAACCAGGCTGTATTGGAAGCAGAAGTTAAGTTTCGTAAAGACGAAAGCACTATTTGGCGGGCGGTAAGGAGTTTCACATAAATACTATTGTCCCTATACCTCTTTCGTTTATTAGCGAATTGTAGGCGTGACATGAACGCCTCGTTCTCTGTATAGTGTCAGCGAGAGCCACCTTTAGGGTGGCTTTTCTCTATTATACTTATATAGGTTTGTTTCGAACCTCGCCTATACTTTCTAAAAGCGTAATGAATTATACCATTCTCGCCATGTATTTATCTTTCGACGCTTCAAAGATAAAAAAATAAGATACAAATAATAAGAGTGAAATTATTTATTTTAAATAAAATTTGGAGTGTAATTCATTTTTGATATATTTGGGTTCACGTCGAAATCACCATGCCAGGGATGGCAGGAAAGGATAGGCATACGGGGCGCGAGCCCTGATATTGTGGGATAGAGCAGTTGGTAGCTCGTTAGGCTCATAACCTAAAGGTCGTCAGTTCAAGTCTGACTCCCGCAACCCCTCTCATAAATAAGGTTTTAATTGGTTAAAGCCCCGCGTCCTCCCAAGATTGCCGGGCTTTTTTTGTGCCTTTAAAAGACTGTCAATTTAGCGCGACCATCCCGCTAAGCAATTACCCGCATTTTTACTATCGTAATAAACGCTAATACCCCTAATGAAGATAAATAAGCTTGCCTCAGCGATAAGTCGTGGTAAATGGTTGATTGAACCGAGTATGGCCTCTGGTTTATTGCCTTTAGCTGTAAAGTTTCTTAACGGGGAATCAATGGAGTTCTTTGAAGGCAATGAGGCCGAGCTTCCGTCCATGTATGCAGCCGGAAATTATGTAAGTGCTTCCGATGATGCTTTTTACGAAAATGCGCAAAGCAATTCAGTGCTTATCATTCCTATTAACGGCGCGATCATGAAAGATGATTTCTGCTGGGAACCAGGAACGGACACGATGAGCGAATGGCTTCGGTGTGCAATGGATAATCCAAACATCGTAGGCGTGGTTTTAAAGATCAACTCCGGTGGCGGCACAGTAGAAGGAACGGGCGAATTTGCTGACCTGATTAAGTCAGCCACAAAGCCTGTTATAGCTTATACGGACGGCTGTATGGCATCCGCCGCTTACTGGATAGGATGCAGTGCAAAAGAAGTGTTCGCCTCTCACAAGACCGTAGAAATCGGCTCAATCGGCACAGCAATAGATATGTATGACAACCGTGAAGCCCTTGCTAAAATGGGTTACAAACGGGTTTATACCAACGCTGACAGCTCACCCGATAAGAACATGGATTACTTCAATGCTTTGGATGGCGACCCTACCGGACTGAAAGTAAGCGTGTTGAACCCTACCAATGATATTTTCATGGGTGCGGTAAAAGAAAACCGCGACGGAAAGCTGAAAATCATTACCAAAGCAACTGAAGGCAAGACGATAAACGAGCCATTGACAGGTAAGATGTATCTGGCGGAAACAGCAATAGAAATCGGCCTGATAGACAAGATCGGCACATTGCAGGATGCGGTAGACCGCGCTATGGAACTCGCAGCATAAGAGATTAACTATATAAAAAATAAATATTATGTCAAAAAAGATAGCAGGTGAGGAAGAAGTAAAAGAATCTGTCCTTTCCAAAATAACCAACTTTTTCAAAGCTAATAAAGGCGCCACCGTTGCTGAAACCGTAGCCGATGACGAAGAAGAAGCAAAGAAAGCTGACGACGAGGAAGAAATGGCCGCAAAGACCGATGATGACGCCGAGGCTAAATCAGACGACGGGGAAATGGATGCCAAAAAAGCGGATGATCCAGACGACGATGACGACGACGACAGCGACCCGGACGAAGATGATGACGAGGATTCCGACGAGGACGAAATTGAAATCAACGGCTCTAAAGTAAACCTGAAAGACCGCGCCGCTACCCGCGCCGCTATCGAAGGCTTACTCCAGATCAACGCCGCTCAAAACGAGCTATTACAGGAAGCCGCCGACGAACTGGCAGGTAAAGAAACTGTAATCGCTACCCAGGAAACGCAGATCAAAAAGACTACCGAGCAGGTGAAAGCGGAGATCAAATCAAGCTTTATACCGAAAGCCTCTAAGCGGTCAACCAAGCTGGAAGTAAAAGAAGAAATCGCCGAAGTATTCAACCCGAAAGAGGGCACAATGGCTTCACGTGTGCTTCAGGCAACGCTGGCGAAAGCGAAAGCAAACAAAAAATAACAACATATAAAAAAGATACCCCTAAAAAAAATAACAAAAAATGGCTCAATTCACTTTTTCTAACAACACCTACGCCGGTTCGGAACTGGCAGGGTTTATGGCCAGCACCTTGCTTGAGGCAGATTCCGTACAGCGTGGGCTTTGGACCGTTATTCAGGATGTAAAAGCGCGTAAAGTTATCCTTGATGTGGATGACGATGTAGTGCTTCAAAATCCATCTGGCGTTTTCAACGACCAGGGCACAACCGCAACCCAAACAGAAAGTTACCTGGACCCCGTAGTTTACGAGTTCATGAAACAGGAACAGTGGGACAAGCTTATCCAGTCATGGGAAGTTGCACAGGTTAAATCCGGTTCACTGGCTGATTACGAAGGCGTTGTGGATTTGCGCGACTTCTTAGTAGAACGCTACATTGAAAAATTGGCAATCGCTAACGAACGTCTGTATTACTTAGGTAAGACAAACACACTGGAGGCTACTTTCACCGCTTCTTATGCAGGTTTGTTACCTACCGTTGCAGCTAACGGCTCAACTTATAAATTGGCTCTTGCTACCCTGGGTACAACCAACGCTGCTTCGATGTCCGCTTCTGCGATATCTGCTTCCGGTGTTGTTACTGTTACTTCAACTTCATCTCTTAAAACAGGTGACGTGGTAACAATAAACGCTGTAACAGGCGCGATCGTGGATAACCTTTACGGTGCAATTTCCGGTCAGTCATACTTCATCACTGTAAACAGCTCAACAACTTTCACTCTGACCCGTAACTACAACGAGGTTAACAAACGCCGCGCTGCTGCCTTTACCGGTACTGCTACCGCTGCAACTGTAAGCTTCATTAATGTAAGTAACGTACTGGACGTTTTAGCCGCTGTATACGCTCAGTTGGATTATGCCGACCGTAGCCAGGAAGATTTCAACCTGCAAATCCCTAAACACGTAGGTTATGCTTACGCTATCGCACAGGCTAACAAAGCCACTAACGTGCTGAACGCGTTTACGCTGCCTAAACAGATGGATTACTTAGGTATTCCTTTGCAGATCATGAACCACTGGAGTGCTAACGTTATCATGGGTGCTCGTTCTTCTAACCTGTTCTTAGGTGTTGACTTGCTTTCTGATGACCAAACGCTGAAAATGGTTTACCTGGGTGATTACACCAACGACCAGGTTGTTAAGACCCGCGCACGTATGAAGTCATGCGTTAACGCGAAGTTCTTCAACGAAATCCTTTACCTGTCAGCTTAATCCTATTGTAAAACTATGGCCGGGTAATTCCGGCCTATAAAAAATTAAAGAAAATGGGTGTTTTCAATAAAATAACAAGCGGGTTTACTTTAGGGGTTAAGCCTCCTATCGTAAACGGTATGGAGGATTGGCTGTACGTGTTTAACGAAGGTGATTTCACTTTTACCCTCGACTCCACCAACCCGATGATCGTGACCGGATTTACTCCTACAGGAACAGGAGTACAACTTTATAAGTTCACCGGCACGAATAACAGCTTTGGCGCTTCGTCAAAATCTGCCCGCAGTCAAGTTGGCCCTCGTTTCATTGAGGAAATCGACTGGAACATTGCAGGTAACGATACCGAAACAAAAGCTATGGCGATGGCAGCCGGTTACGGACGCCTTAGAGCCATTGTAGTAAACAACTACAAAGACGGCGATAGCGTGATTGAGCTTTATGGTGCTATTTGTGGACTGATTGCCGACTATGAGCGCAGTGCAAACGACGAAGCACTGGAGGGCGGTTACAAAATGAAATTAATGCAGCCTGATAAATTGCGTGAGCCTTACCCGCCACGCGCTATACAGATCGCGCCATCAGGTGGTGGCTCTGCAACATACGCGTCAACACTTGCCGCTATCGAAGCCCTGCTTACACCGTCAGTATAAGACATTGTTTGTTTTAGTTGATCAGTTTTGGAGCGGAAGGTAATAGTTCCGCTCTTTTTTTAAAAAGCAATCCATAATGGCAAATGAACTAAAGCTGAAACCCGGTAACCATCAGTTTTTACCCGGCGATTCCTTCCATAATAACGACAATACGACCTCCGAACAGTTAGCCTGGTACCTTTCTAAATATCCTTCCATAGCGAAGTTTATTGAAGTTCCCGCGCCTGTAAAGGAAACAAAAGGAGCTAAAGCCGTACCGGTTAAGGAAATAGTAGAACCGGCTATCGAAGAACCGGCACCAGCAGAATCACCAAAACAAGAAACTGAAACCGATGCGAACGCATCAGAATAACACATAAGGTCTAATCATTATTCATGAAAACCTATATCAGCCAGATCGAGCGAAGAACCATTATCCGCCAGTTGCAATCCTGGGGAATAATCGGGTATGACCTTGATAACGCATACCCTCAACGTATGCTCCAACTGGTGGCGCAATCCCCAACAGCGACCAACTGCTGGGAGAAACGCGCGAAATTTATTGCCGGAAACGGGTTTGAGGACGAAAATCTATCCAAGTTTGTCGTAAACGAACAAGGCTTAACAATGGCGAAGCTGTTAAAGCGTATCGCAACCGACA